GGCGCTGTTTTTGCAGCCGGTGCCGTGGCGCAGACGGGCGGCGGCTCTGGTGGTGATGGTGGCGACATTTATCTCGCTGGTCGCCGCCGGGTGGATTTTTACCGCGCTGATTTATCTCGTGGCGTCGGTGTTCTTCCGGCTGATACGTACGGCCTGCCGTCAGCGTTTTGAGGGGCGGGAACCATGTCAAAGCTGATGACGGTGCTGGTTGTGTTGTTATCACTGGCGGTGGCCGGTCTGTTTCTGGTGAAACATAAAAATGCCAGCCTGCGCGCCTCGCTGGACAGGGCGAACAGTGTCGCCAGTGAACAGCAGGCGACCATCACCATGCTGAAAAATCAGCTTCATGTTGCGCTCACCAGGGCAGACAAAAACGAGCTGGCGCAGGTGGCTCTGCGTCAGGAACTGGAGAACGCCGCGAAGCGTGAAGCACAGCGCGAGAAAACCATCACGAGGTTACTTAATGAAAACGAAGATTTTCGCCGCTGGTACGGCGCTGACCTGCCTGATGCTGTGCGCCGGTTGCACCAGCGCCCCGCCTGCACCGACGCCAGTGATTGTCCACAACGCCTGCCCGAAAGTGAGTCTTTGCCCGATGCCGGGCAGCGACCCGGAGACGAACGGTGATTTAAGTGCCGATATCCGGCAGCTTGAGAACGCGCTGGCGCGCTGTGCCAGCCAGGTAAAAATGATTAAACACTGTCAGGACGAAAACGATGCTCAAACCCGACAGCCTGCGCAGGGCGCTGACTGATGCCGTCACGGTGCTGAAAACCAGTCCAGAGATGCTTCGGATATTCGTGGATAACGGGAGTATTGCCTCCACGCTGGCGACGTCGCTGTCGTTCGAAAAGCGTTACACGCTCAATGTGATTGTGACCGACTTTACCGGTGATTTTGACCTGCTCATCGTGCCGGTGCTGGCGTGGCTGCGGGAAAATCAGCCCGACATCATGACCACTGACGAAGGTCAGAAAAAGGGCTTCACGTTTTATGCAGACATCAACAATGACAGCAGCTTTGATATCAGCATCAGCCTGATGCTGACCGAGCGCACGCTGGTCAGTGAGGTGGACGGTGCGCTGCATGTGAAGAATATCCCGGAACCTCCGCCGCCGGAGCCGGTCACCCGCCCGATGGAGCTTTATATCAATGGCGAACTGGTGAGTAAGTGGGATGAATGAGTTTAAGCGTTTTGAAGACCGGCTGACCGGACTGATTGAGTCGCTGTCACCGTCAGGGCGTCGGCGACTGAGTGCAGAACTGGCGAAACGTCTGCGGCAGAGTCAGCAGCGCCGGGTGATGGCACAGAAAGCCCCGGACGGCACACCCTATGCGCCACGCCAGCAGCAGAGCGCCAGAAAAAAGACCGGTCGTGTTAAGCGAAAAATGTTTGCGAAACTTATCACCAGTCGTTTTTTGCATATCCGCGCCAGCCCGGAACAGGCAGCAATGGAATTTTACGGCGGGAAGTCACCGAAAATCGCCAGCGTGCATCAGTTCGGTCTGTCGGAAGAAAACCGGAAAGACGGTAAGAAAATTGATTATCCGGCGCGTCCTCTGCTCGGCTTTACCGGTGAGGATGTGCAGATGATTGAAGAGATTATCCTGGCTCACCTCGACCGTTAGTTGTGCCATTCCCGACACCTCATCGTTACATTGCCGCCGGTATGACCCGGCGGCATCCTTCCCGTTATGAACACTCTCGCAAATATCCAGGAACTCGCGCGCGCACTGCGCAACATGATCCGCACCGGCCTTGTCGTCGAAACCAACCTTAAAGTCGGTCGCTGCCGTGTGCAGACCGGCGGCATGTGCACCGACTGGCTTCAGTGGCTGACCTGTCGTGCCGGGCGTTCGCGCACATGGTGGGCGCCTTCCGTGGGGGAGCAGGTGCTGATTCTGGCCGTGGGCGGTGAACTTGACACGGCGTTTGTTCTGCCGGGGATTTATTCCGGCGATAACCCCGCGCCGTCTGCGTCGGCGGATGCCCTGCATATCCGTTTCCCTGACGGGGCGGTGATTGAGTATGAACCCGAAACCAGTGCACTCACGGTAAGCGGAATTAAAACGGCCAGCGTGACGGCTTCTGATTCTGTTACTGCCACGGTGCCGGTGGTCATGGTGAAAGCATCAACCCGCGTCACTCTGGACACGCCGGAGGTGGTCTGCACAAACAAGCTGATCACCGGCACGCTGGAAGTGCAGAAGGGCGGGACGATGCGCGGCAACATTGAACACACCGGCGGTGAACTCTCATCAAACGGTAAGGTACTGCATACCCATAAACACCCCGGCGACAGCGGCGGCACAACCGGGGGACCTATATGACAGCGCGTTATCTCGGAATGAATCGCAGTGATGGCCTGACTGTCACTGACCTTGAGCATATCAGCCAGAGTATCGGCGATATCCTGCGCACACCGGTCGGCTCACGGGTGATGCGTCGTGATTACGGCTCGTTGCTGGCGTCAATGATTGACCAGCCGCAGACCCCGGCGCTTGAGTTGCAGATTAAGGTCGCCTGTTACATGTCCGTGCTGAAATGGGAACCCCGCGTCACCCTGTCATCCGTCACCACTGAGCGCAGTTTTGACGGGCGAATGACGGTCACGTTAACCGGTCAGCACAACGACACCGGCCAGCCACTTTCGTTAACCATCCCTGTGAGTTGAAACCATGCCGATTATCGACCTGAACCAGCTACCCGCACCGGATGTGGTCGAGGAGCTGGACTTTGAAACCATTCTCGCTGAACGCAAGGCGACACTGATTTCCCTTTACCCGGAAGACCAGCAGGAGGCGGTCGCCCGTACCCTGACGCTGGAATCCGAGCCTCTCGTCAAACTGCTGGAGGAAAATGCTTATCGTGAGCTTATCTGGCGTCAGCGTGTGAATGAGGCCGCACGGGCGGTGATGCTGGCCTGTGCCGCCGGTAATGACCTTGATGTGATTGGTGCCAATTACAACACCACGCGCCTGATTATCACCCCGGCAGATGATTCGACCCTCCCGCCGACACCGGCAGTGATGGAATCTGATACCGATTATCGTCTGCGTATTCAGCAGGCGTTTGAAGGTTTAAGCGTCGCCGGGTCGGTGGGGGCCTATCAGTATCATGGTCGCAGTGCCGACGGGCGTGTCGCGGATATTTCTGTCACCAGTCCGTCTCCGGCCTGCGTCACCATCTCTGTGCTGTCACGTGAAAATAACGGTGTGGCATCCGAAGACCTGCTGGCCGTGGTGCGTAACGCCCTTAATGGCGAGGACGTCAGGCCGGTGGCCGACCGCGTGACCGTGCAGTCTGCCGCCATTGTTGAATACCAGATAAACGCCACGCTTTACCTTTACCCTGGTCCCGAAAGCGAACCCATCCGCGCTGCTGCCGTGAAAAAACTGGAAGCGTACATCACGGCGCAGCACCGGCTGGGGCGCGACATCCGTCTGTCTGCCATTTATGCCGCTTTGCATGTGGAAGGCGTGCAGCGTGTCGAGCTGGCCGCACCACTGGCCGACATTGTGCTCAACAGTACGCAGGCGTCTTTCTGTACCGAATACCGCGTCGTGACCGGAGGCTCGGATGAGTGATTCGCGCCTGCTGCCGACCGGCTCATCACCGCTTGAAGTCGCCGCCGCAAAAGCCTGTGCGGAAATTGAAAAAACGCCGGCCAGTATTCGTGAGCTGTGGAACCCGGACACCTGCCCGGCAAATCTGCTGCCGTGGCTGGCGTGGGCGTTTTCGGTCGACAGGTGGGATGAAAAGTGGCCGGAAGCGACAAAACGCGCCGTTATCCGCGATGCCTATTTCATCCACTGTCATAAAGGCACTATAGGCGCAATCCGGCGTGTGGTGGAGCCGCTCGGCTATCTCATCAACGTGACGGAGTGGTGGGAAAACAGTGACCCGCCCGGCACCTTCCGGCTTGATATTGGTGTACTGGAAAGCGGTATCACAGAGGCAATGTATCAGGAAATGGAACGGCTGATTGCCGATGCCAAACCTGCAAGCCGTCACCTTATTGGTCTGAACATTACCCGGGACATTCCCGGCTACCTGTTCGCCGGTGGTGTGGCTTACGACGGCGATGTAATTACGGTTTACCCCGGATAAGTGAGGAAGAATGAGCACAAAATTCAGAACCGTTATCACCACTGCCGGTGCAGCAAAGCTGGCAGCGGCAACCGCGCCGGGAGGGCGGAAGGTCAACATTACCACGATGGCCGTCGGGGATGGAGGTGGTAAATTGCCTGTCCCGGATGCCGGACAGACCGGGCTTATCCATGAAGTCTGGCGACATGCGCTGAACAAAATCAGCCAGGACAAACGAAACAGTAATTATATTATCGCAGAGCTGGTTATTCCGCCGGAGGTGGGCGGTTTCTGGATGCGTGAGCTTGGCCTGTACGATGATGCGGGAACGTTAATTGCTGTGGCGAACATGGCCGAAAGTTATAAGCCAGCTCTTGCCGAAGGCTCAGGGCGTTCGCAGACCTGCAGTATGGTCATCATCGTCAGCAGTGTGACCTCAGTGGCGCTGACCATTGACACCACAACGGTGATGGCGACGCAGGATTACGTTGATGACAAAATTGCAGAACATGAACAGTCACGACGTCACCCGGACGCCTCGCTGACCGCAAAAGGTTTTACTCAGTTAAGCAGTGCGACCAACAGCACGTCTGAAACACTGGCTGCAACGCCAAAGGCGGTAAAGGCCGCATATGACCTTGCTAACGGGAAATATACCGCACAGGACGCCACCACAGCGCGAAAAGGCCTTGTCCAGCTCAGTAGCGCCACCAACAGCGATTCTGAAACGCTTGCGGCAACACCAAAGGCGGTTAAGACAGCGTATGACCTTGCTAACGGGAAATACACTGCACAGGATGCCACTACAGCGCGAAAAGGTCTTGTCCAGCTCAGTAGCGCCACCAACAGTGATTCTGAAACGCTGGCCGCAACACCAAAAGCGGTGAGGTCTGCCTATGACAATGCTGAAAAACGTCTTCAGAAAGATCAGAACGGTGCGGATATTCCGGGAAAGGATACCTTCACGAAAAATATCGGTGCCTGTCGTGCTTATAGCGGCGCTTTGAGCACTGAAGCCGGAAACTGGACAACCGCGCAGTTTATTGACTGGCTAGAGTCTCAGGGAGCCTTTAATCATCCCTACTGGATGTGCAAGTGTTCCTGGTCATACGGTAATAACAAAATTATTACCGATACTGACTGTGGGACTATTCATCTTGCAGGTTGCGTGATTGAGGTTATGGGCGTTAAAGCAGCAATGACCATTCGTGTGACCACTCCGAGTACATCAAGCGGTGGTGGTACCACCAGTGCGCAATTCACGTATATCAATCACGGAGCTGATTATGCGCCGGGCTGGCGACGCGACTACAATACGAAAAATAAGCAACCGGCTTTTGCATTAGGGAAAACAGGAAATACGGTTGCAAATAATAAAGCGGTAGGATGGAACTGGGACAGTGGTGCTTATTGTGCACAGGATGGCGGAGCATCAAAAATGGTGCTGCATTTTTACACGGGTGAGGGAAGTTGTCCGGCAATGCAGTTTCTTGTGGATTATAAAAACAGGGGGATTTTTTACAGGTCGGCACGTGATGGGTATGGATTTGAGGCTGACTGGTCAGAGTTTTATACAACATCACGAAAGCCAACACCTGCGGATATTCTTGCTCTGGCATTATCAGGCGGAAGCATGTCAGGCAGCATAAAATTTATCAATGATGCCTTCCTGATTTGGGAAAGAAACACTGACTGGGCGAAAATTGGATTTAAAAATGATTCAGATGCTGATTCTGACTCATACATGTGGTTTGAAACTGGTGATAATGGCAATGAATATTTTAAATGGCGCATCAGGTCTGGCAGCACAACAAAAGATCTGATGACGCTTAAGTCTGATGCACTACGGGTTACCGGGCAGGTGATACCATCAAATTTCAGCAATTTTGACTCCCGCTATGTCCGGGATCTCCGACTTGGTGGTGCAGCCACATACAAACCTGCGAACAATGGCATGACATGGACACATCAGGCACCGTCCGGGTGTGTATATACCGGCATTATTGTTCAGGATACCGGCTCAAACTCTGCCGATAACATTGGTGGCGTATATTACAGACCGGTTCAGAAATACATTAACGGGACATGGTACAACGTGGCGCAGGTATAATTTATGCAGCATTTGATAAATATAACGGCAGGTAATCCAAAAACGGTTGAACAATATCAATTGACAAAGGACTTTGATGTTGTCTGGTTTTTTACAGAAGATGGTAAGAACTGGTACGAAGAACAAAAGTATTTTGCTGATGACACGATAAAAATAGCGTACGACAAAGATAATATTATCCGCTATGTAGAAAAGGATGTGACAGCTATCAGACCGGATGGATTAAGTGTTGTTGAAGTGCCGGATATTACTGCTAACCGACGGGCGGACATTTCAGGGAACTGGATGTTTAAGGACGGCAAAGTGATTAAACGCATTTATACGGCAGAGGAATTACAACAGCAGGCAGAAATTCGGAAAGCCAGACTTCTTGCAGATGCTGAATCCGTGATTTTGCCGCTGGAGCGCGCTGTCAGGCTGAACATGGCAACAGAGGAGGAGCGCACACGGCTGGAGGCTTGGGAACGCTACAGCGTTTTGGTCAGTCGTGTGGATCCTGCAAATCCTGAATGGCCGGAAATGCCGCAATAAGTTGTATAAGCTCTGGTGTGAGATTACATATCTATGGCACAGAGTAAAGCCTAATCTGGCAGTCCGCTCTGTGCCATTACCGGACATACTGAGCAGAAGGCTAAAAAGGACGCTTTCAGGACATATAGCAAGGGAGCAAGGATGAAAGAATTAACCCAGTATATTTAATGTTTCAATCATGATAGTTTCTGAATTAAAGGGGGCTACCCACCCCCTTTAATTACTTGTTCCACTCAGTCAGAATTTGGTTACTAACTTCATCTGAGAGATTGTACCAATAAGCTGAGTTATTGGTTGCGTCTACAACAATAAGCTTATCATCACTATCCATGACCGCCCTCACAATTTTGGCTGCATCCTCGGCAGAGTAACTACAGTTAACATACCAGTTCGATTCAGTTGTTAAAGCCCAATTTCCTAAAGATTTAATTGCATCATACACAGCCGCATAATCTTTCGTTTTAATGAGGTCGTAAGTAATAAATAAATTATTAGCCATAAATCATCTCCCAAAGGACAAAGAAAAAAGCGCCTAGAAAGGCGCTCATATATTAATGGTCTTTAAGCCATGCCTGTACTTTCTTAGCCGAATGACCTACAGCCTGTACGGCTTGAACAAGTTTGGCCTCGCTAACTCCAAACTTTTCAGCCCAATCACGTTTCTCGTAATCCTGTTTGATACTTATTAAATCATTGTCAGGGGTACCGATTTTGGTCTTATCATCAGCCATTTTACTGATTCCTCGTGATACAGGCTTATACCTGCCCATTAGTTATATGGCTCCCGTGCTGCTTCGTAAACGTTCAATAATCAAACAATTGACACTGATCATAAAACCAGTTAGAGGATTTGACTCTAGCTTGGATATATGATGATGCCACCCCCTTTATATTGTTGTCGGTAACTCACAGACATTGAACTCATGCTGGTGAGTGAAAGGCTACATAAACGCCCAACATTTAAACTGCCCTCAGCAGCGTTCGCGGAGCAATATACAGGCTTCGTATTCAATCCTTGCCCTACGAGAAACCCTAGCCGTTGCCTCGTTTTCAAGTGTCAGGAAGTTCTTTGTCAGACCTCATACAGTCTTGGGCTGGGTGAGGTGCATGGGGGAAGTTGAAGCCTTAACTGTTGAGGTAAATCGAACCATAAGTGTGCAATTTTTCAAGCCCGGCGCTATTTTAGTATTGAAAACAATTAGTACGCCCCCAAGGACAACTCATGATTGAATTTATCGCAGAGCATATAAACACAGTAAGTACACTTATCTCCGCTTTGGCAGCATTGCTAACAGCAGTTGCTACATTTTTCTTGTGGAGAGTAACAAGGCTATTAGCAGACGAGACAAAAAGGATGGTTGACGCATCAGTTCAACCTCATGTCGTTGTGACTCTTGAACCAAATTCTTGGGCTGCTTTTTATTTTGATATCAATATTGCTAATACCGGAAATGCCCCAGCCTATGATATTGAAGTCGGATTTAATCCCCCACTGGTTAATGCAGAACATAGAAAAAATAAAGGTATACCATTTAGCAAGGTTAGCGTATTGAAAAACGGCCATTCCCTCAACAGCAGTCTTTGTAAGTATGACCAGATTAAAGATCAAGTTTATTCTGTTAGTATTAGCTGGTCTAAACAGCCGGGCTCAACTGAAAGAGAGCGGAATGAGTATTCTTATGATATGGCTTCTTTCGAGGGGGTTAGCTACTTAGGTGCAAGGAGTCCAATGACACAGATAGCTGAGCAGATGAAAAATATTAGAGAAGACTGGAGGCCGATTTCCCAGGGAAGCAAAAAAATTAAAACAGACAACTAAAATTCAAGTGACAGAGCAGAGGAATAACGAGCACGTGAAGAGTGGTATCAGACCACTGTAAAGAAATGGGATAAAGAAAGGCAAAAAGATAACTAATACAATTGACCTGCTCCCCATAAATTAGCATACCACAATCTCAGGTTCCTCTTCGCTCAAAACAGGCTGTCAGATTTGACAGAATTTTGGTTACGTAATTTGTCAGTTGGAAACAGAGAGAGTACAAATCAAGGCAGGCAAGCTGATTGCCCGCCTTTTCTTTATCTGTTGTTTCATCCACTGACCAGCCAGGTCAAATAGCGTCTCATGCACTGCCCAACAGAAAATAGTTGCACCCATTAACCACGGAGTTAAACGGATGAGTGACTATCATCATGGCGTGCAGGTGCTGGAGATTAACGACGGCACCCGCGTCATTTCCACCGTATCCACGGCCATTGTCGGCATGGTCTGCACGGCCAGCGATGCAGATGCGGAAACCTTCCCCCTCAATAAACCGATGCTGATTACCAATGTGCAGAGCGCAATTGCGAAGGCCGGTAAAAAAGGCACGCTGGCGGCATCGTTACAGGCCATCGCCGACCAGTCAAAACCGGTCACCGTTGTCGTGCGTGTGGAAGACGGCACCGGCGAAGACGAAG